GTGATTGAATTGTATGACGAAGATTTAAGAGAGCGATTACTCTCACGGGAACAAATACAAAAATTAGACTTAGTAACTCAAACAATATTGTTTAGCGTTATTGAGGATGTATTAGAGGAGAGAGAACATGATAAACAATCCTTATCAACCACAGATGACTTATACTCCGGGTTATAACTCATATCCGTACAACCCGATGCAAAGATTTCAGGAACAACAGTTACCGCAACAGCCCGTTCAACAAGTACCACAACAGCAGAATTTACAGATACAAGCAGGGATAAATGGCAGAATGGTGGCAGCAGTTGAACAAATTGCGGCTAATGATGTACCTATGGACGGCTCAGTTGCATTTTTTCCTAAACAAGACTTGACGGAAATTTATGCAAAACAATGGGGTGCAGACGGCTCAATAAAAACAGTCGTGTATAAACCTTATACAGAGCCTAAAAATAGTCAAGGCATAAATAATACAGAAAATATCGAAAACTTGAAAATTGACCTATCAGACGAAAGTACAGCGGTATTTATGCAGAAGTTTGATGAAATTTTTAATAAATTTGACGAGTTAGAAAACAAGATGTGCAAAAGTTCGACTGCTCAAAGGAAAACTTCGACTTTAAAAAAGGAGGGCGGTGTAAATGAATAATCAGATTATGCAGATGTTAAATCAGATTAAAAATATAAAAAATCCAAAAGAAGCCGCTATGAAAACATTAGAGCAAGCGGCAAATCAAGGAAATCCAATGGCAAAAAATATGTTGCAGAAAATAAACAGTGGCGACATGAGCGGAGCACAGCAGATACTTGGCAATTTTATGAATGAGCAAGGATTAAATATACAGGAAATTCAAAAACAAATTCAAAAATAGTACATATTAGGGTTTTGTCCGGACAATAAAAACCAGTTCCCTATTTTGTAAATAAATCAAATGGAGGTAAACTAATATGTTTAACAACGGAGTTAGCCTTGCCGATATTGCGGCAGTAACAGGCAATAACAGAAACAATGACGGTATGTGGGGAGACGGTGCATGGTGGATTGTCATTCTTCTTATTTTCGGCTGGGGTGGTTTTGGTAACAACGGCTGGGGTAACGGTAATGGAATGGGTTCTACTGCCGCCGCTTATACAGACAGTGCTATTCAGCGTGGATTTGATAATCAGGCCGTTGTTTCAAAACTTGATGGCATTTCTAACGGACTTTGTGACGGTTTCTATGCTATGAACAACAGTATGCTCACAGGTTTTAATGGTATTAACACAAATATCATGCAGACAGGCTACGGCATCCAGCAGGCTATTAACGCTGATACAGTTGCTAATATGCAGAATACCAACGCTTTACAGTCACAGCTCGCCAACTGCTGCTGTGAAACGAGAGAAGCTATTCAGGGTGTAAACTACAATATGGCAACCAACACTTGTGCTTTGCAGAACACCATGAACAACAACACGAGAGACATTATTGATAGCCAGCAGGCAGGAACGAGAGCCATCCTTGATTTCCTGACTAATGACAAGATTGCAACATTACAGGCAGAGAACAATGATTTACGCAGAGCCGCTTCACAGGATAGACAGAATGCACTTCTGACTACCACAATGGCAGCACAGACAAATCAGATAATTGACGCTGTAAGACCTACACCAGTACCATCATTCCCGGCAAGCAACCTTTACGGATATGCTTACGGATGTGGATGTGGATGTAATACAGGTTGTGGCTGCTAAACAACTAAATAATCAAGTATCTTAATCGAAAGATTATGTCTGCTAAGCAGTATTACTTAAATTTAAAGGGCAGACTTATATGGTTTGCCCTTATTTTTTTAGAAAGAGAGGTAAAGACAATGGAAATTACAGGAATTGCATTACAAACAGTTGCCACCGGCGAAGATGTGGCATTTACAGAAACACCAGTTTGCGGTAGTAAGTGTATCGTACATAGACAGGGTAGTGGAATTGTAAAGTTAAGGGGTATTACAAATCAGCGTAAAGCACGATTTTTAGTATCGTATAGCGGTAATATTCAGATACCTACTGGCGGTACAGTAGAAGCTATCTCACTTGCCATTGCAGTAGACGGAGAGCCTTTGCAGTCAACGCGAATGATTGTAACACCAGCCGCAGTTGAGAATTTCTTTAATGTATCAGCACAGGCATACATAGATGTACCTTGCGGTTGTTGCAGTACAGTAGCGGTGCAAAATACATCTACACAGGCTATTGAAGTTCAGAATAGTAACTTAATCGCAGTAAGGGAGGCTTGATATTATGCACAAATGGGCTAAACAGATTATGGAATGTGTCAAGGCAAAAGTTGACGGAATTGGAATTGACAATTTTGAGGGGCAGAACCTTGACGATTTAAAGGATTTTACAGAAATAGCGAAGAATATAGCTTGCTTTGACAAGGATTACAGAATTGTTGAAGCTATGGAAAAGTCAGAAGATAATGAGGATATTATGCGTATGCTTGAACAGTACGAAGATTATCCGGACAGAAGATACTATGACGCTTACCGCTATGCAAACGGCAGATTCGCCCCTAAAGGTCGTGGAACACGCAGAGGATATGAGGAACCGCCTTATTATCATATGTACCCTGAAAGAGAACACATGAGAGACATGGATAGGGACGATAGAGGAAAGATGTATTACAGCGAACCAGCAGGCAATGTGAGTGGTAGCAATAATATGTCAAGAAGCTACTCTGAAAGCAACTATGACAGGGCAAAGCGTAACTATACAGAAACAAAAGAGTTACACAAAGGGAACACTCAGGAAGATAAAGAGCATAAGATGAAATCCCTTGACGGCTACATGAAAGAGTTGTCAACAGACATTACACACTTGCTTGGTGACATGACCGCAGAGGAAAAAAATCTTTTAAGAACAAAACTTAGTACGCTTGTTTCTAAGATTTGAGAATAATATTTTCCGACAATCTAGGGCTATAGATAGCAATATCTGTAGCCTGTTTTGTACCTTGAAAACTAAATATCAGTTGATGGTTTGTGAATTTGAAAAAAGTTTTAAAAAAAGGTTGACTTTTGGAACTCATAAGTTATAATAGACTTATGGAACTCAAAAGTGAGGTGATGATAATGAGTCCACGCTTAGGCAGACCAACTGATTGTAAAAAAGACCATGATGTTAAAGTTAGAATTGATAGTGATACTCACGAAAAGTTATTAGAGTATTGCAAAAATCATGGTATTACAAAAGCTGAAGCTATTCGTCAAGGCATTCATTTGGTCTTAGAAAAAAAATAAAAGTAACCGACACCCTAGACAAGTAGAAGTTACTCTTAAAACACCAATCCGAAAGAGATTGATAAATATATTCTACCAATTTCTTTCGTAGAAATCAAGTGAATAAAAACATTGGAGGTACAAGCCATGAAAAGATATAATTTAATAAATAAAGACGGGGAAATCGAAAGCACACTTTATATAGGTAGCGCAAGACAAATAAAGAAAGTGTATGATAGAGCACTTTATAACATAAATGATACTAGCTTAGAAGGCTATATCTTTAATACTAATTATAAATTTAATATGGACATACATTACGGTGTATGTTTTTGTTACCATAGCACTTTTTTCGACAAGCCACAAATGTTATTTTGTACACCTAATAAAATAACTGAAATTTTATTAGATGCTTACAAGGTGGAGGAAGTAACTTTGCTTTGTTAATATGATATTCAAATTTATAAACCATCAACTGATATACTTAGTTGGTGGTTTTATTTTGTGAGGTGATTTTATGTTTATAATAAACAATATAATGTGGCAAATTGTATTTGTGCCAAGCGATAGTGATAAACTTATGCGTTCTGACGGTTCTATTAGCCTTGCTGTGACCGATTTTAACGACAAGACGGTATATGTATCGGATAATGTAAAAAACGGCTATTTACGCAAAGTAATGGCTCATGAATTATGCCATTGTTTTTGTTTCAGTTACAACATATATATGCCTATTCAGCAAGAGGAATATTTGGCTGACTGGATAAGTTTATATGGTGCAGATTTGATATATTTACTTGACGATTTGATGATAACTTTAACAAGGAGTGTGGCATGATAAAGGAATTATTAGAGCAGATACAAAAGACAAACCCCGACATAACAGTAGAAAAACTTATATCTGAGATACGATATAGTGACTATTTAACAAGAGCGTTGATGATAAGTAAAGGAATTGCCAGTAAAGAGGAAAACTGCTATACTAACAAATAAAAAGGAGTTTTAGTATGGCAATAACAGGAACAAAAGGCAAATATGTATCGTATGAGTGTGATGACTTGATAGAAAATCTTAAACTTGATATATCAGAGTATAGCAAGAGTTGCAGGGTTTACGCAATATCCGAAATGATGCAGGGAGTGGAAATCTATACCGGTTATGAATACACAGACAGAATACAGTTAAAGCGAGGGCAAAAATATACGCTCATGTCAGCCGGTCAGCTTATGGATATTTTACAAAAACAAAATTCGATATTGTAAATATTTGTTAAGTGTGGTATTATAGAATTACAAGATAAGTTTAAAATGCTTGTCTTGTAAGTTTTGCACAATACATAGATGACAGTATGCGAGCGTGAATGTGCAAATTGCTGAAAGTGAGGTGACAACATGAGCAGTCCCGAAAATGATTTTATAATTGTAAATACGAAAGAGGATGTATTGCGTGAAAGATACATTGCAGGAGCAAAGTTAGTCGGGAAATACGGTTTCCCAAAACTCCCATCAATTCGTGCGAATTTAGAAGATATTGAACCGGTACCGTTTAATCTTGCAAGTAAAGAGAAACATCCTAGAAACTGCATATGTCATTTCTTTATAGATGATGTACGTTTTGAACGGCTGTGGAACAATCCAAGCAAATATATGGCTATACTAGAAAATTTCAAATATGTATGTGGACCCGATTTTACATTCTATGATGATATGCCGCTCGCCTTACAAATTTGGCAAGTATATAGAAGTCGTGCATTAAGTTATTGTTTAAGTCAAGCTGGTTTGAAAATTGTTCCGGTTGTCGGCTGGGGGAGTGAAAAAACTTTTGATTTTTGTTTTGATGGCTTACCGAAAAACTCCACACTTGCGGTATCGACAAACGGATGTTTTTCTGAGGATGGGAAAGAATGTTACAGAAAAGGTTTCAAAGAAATGTGTAGGAGATTAGAACCGAAGCAAGTTGTTGTTTTTGGTTCTCGAATTGATGTTGATATAGATGTAGATATTGTTTATAAATCGAGCTACTGGCAACAAATGAGCGAACGGCTAAAAAAGAGGTGATTTGATGGGTAGCAGGAGTGGACACAAAAAAGGCGGATATATTTATACGCCTGGCTTAAAAAAGATTGTATATATAGAAAATAGAGGCGGCATCAAGATTATAAAAACTCGTTATAAATTCTTAAAACAACGGCGGTCAAAGAACAAATAGCAACTATACAGCGGTTATTATATATATGGATAGAAAAAACAAGGCTAAGAAGAAAAATGGCTATATAAAGCCGTAGCAAAGAGATAAAGAGACACGAAAAAAGAGACTTTTTACAGTCTCTTTTTTTCCAAAATGTATCTATTAAATTTGTTAATAGTTAAATATAAATTATTATTTACATCCCAAAATTGTTTCTATTAAATATATAGTATTACTTTTACTTTTTAAGCAAGTTTTGAATGTCAATTAAGATTTTTGACATAATAACTTGCTTTTCGCTGTCGTGCATTTCATCGTCAAGAATTCCTGCACTTTCTGAACTTGCGTCAATATTCAACGCTGTACAGATACGAATATACGCATCTGCAAATTTTACGCTATCATGCTGTTCTTTTGCATTCAACATTTTTAAATATAATTCCTTATATTTCATGCTCTCACCTCCTTTTTTATTATATGTTATTTGCTAAAATTCAGCAATTAAATTTTCACTGAATTTTTCGGCTTCTTCTTTGCCCTCGCGAATAGTGTTTACAGAACATACACGAACCCACGCATTATATGCTCTATTAAAATATAGTAAATCATATTTCATATTAAATCTGTTTATTTCCAAACCGCCTGTAAAACGATTTACAATGTTGAATTTTTCGCCATTTTTTCTAAATATTCTCATAACAATTTACCTCCTTAATCACCAAAAAATCACTTTGCCGTCTTTATTCTTATAATGCCACCATTTGCCCGATTGATACATTATACAAGTGTTACCGTTTTCGTCAATCCATGCTTTTTTGATTTCACCATGTTCCCAAGTGTCAAACTGGGAACGATGGAAGTTGTAAAAATGCTTTGCTGTCATATTCAAGCCCCCTTTTTATGAATAAATCAAGTTGTAAGCATCTAAATATTCTGAATGTTTTTTGACAAATTCAATTTGTGCTTTTTGTGCTTCGTCTGAATTTTTGCCTGAATGCAAAATTTCATAAAACAAATTGACAAGCTCCATTTTTTGAGAGTTTACAATTTTGCATTTTTCACGCTCTTTTTTATCAAAAAGCATGAAGACCCAGGAATAAGCATTCCGCTCACAGTCTATTCTGTGATTTTTGCAAAACTTTTCAATAACAGGAGTGAATGCGATATATTCACTCTGGTTGTTGAACTTTATGTAGCAGCCGACGCCGCCAACTGTATTTTTGAAAGTTTCGTATTTTAAATTATATTTTTTGCAAAAAACAATAATTTTATTTACCATCTTTTTGCCCTCCTAATTTTATTTTAAAGTAAGCCGGGGAGTCGAACCCCGGAAGTGCCGACCTTGCTAAATTATGCGATTTTTTCAACTTTTCGCCTTTTCTTTTCGTTCTCTGCTATGCTTATGCTAGAATCATCAAAGAGTATAGTATATCCGTCATTTTGTAAAGCCTTAGCCATTTTAAAAGGGTTAATTTTTGGAAAGCTGCAAACATATTCTATGCAATTCATTCTAACCCATCCGCCTTTTCCTGCCAGTTTTTCCAAATCCTTTTTATAGAAATTAAACATTCTTATTTCTTTCTGTTCTGCTGTTTCGTGTATCATATTTTAGTCCCTCCTTAAATTCCATAAATTAAAATTTCAAAAACATCATTTTCAATATTTTCAAATTCGACTTTAAAAAACAAACTGCAATTCAAGTAGTCACATTCCAATGCTCCGAGATGCGAATATCTCCACGGAATGTTGTTTTTTTCAAACGCATCTATAGCGTTTGAATTTAAACTACCTTTTTCCCACTCAAATTTCAGTCCTGTCCTTGCCTTTTCATTTTTCATATTTCTACACCTCCTCTATTCATCTTCCAAGTGTGCGTATTCTTCGCACTCTTTTTTCTTTGGACATTCTGAACATCTGTCCTCGTATTTTTCACATATTTCTGTAAGTTCTCTTTCAAGCTCTTCAATTCTTGTCATAATCTTGTACCTCCAATGTGTTTATTTGCTTTCCTTATGTTGTATATATGATAACATCCTTTTGAGTGTTTGTCAACACTTTTTTACGTGTTTTTTAAAAATTTTTTTAAGTGTTGAAAAAGTAGAAAAAATCATATATAATATAGAAAAAAAGAAAGGAAATTTTTGAAATGATAGAGTATAAGTTAGATATAATGAAAGCGTTAGCAGAAAGAGGTTATACGGCTAACAAGATGCGTCGCGAAAAGATATTGAGTGAAAGCACTATGCAGCGTTTGAGAGAAAAAAAAGACATTAACACAACATCATTAAACACTATATGCATTCTTTTAAGATGTCAGCCTTCTGATGTTCTTCGAGTAGTTGCAACGGACGATGAAAAGATTAAATACTTTTGAAAAAACATCTAAAAAGGTGTTGACTTTTACCCTTTAAAGATGTATAATAAGTATATCAAATAAAGAAAGGGCGGCAATGCCGCAAAGGTGGTTAATATGAGTAGAAGAGCATACACAGGTTACAGAGAAAGAGGTAATCAGCATTTATACAATGACTTTACAGAAATTGAAGCGGACGAGCTTCCAAAGGTCGGCGAGGAATGGAGGGACGGGATTGTTTACGCTGTCAATGAGGAACAACTTGATTGTGAACAGCCGAACGATGATAATTTTAAATTCAACTATTATTATATAGAGTGGATAGACGGTGACGGCGATGATTGCGGCGAGTATGTTTGTTTTTTAGATTATGAGTATAAATTAGACGACGACATGGAATATATTCAAAAAGATTTATTTGAAAAATTAAAAGGCGATTCAAAATTATCAAATTGTGAAGATGCCAGTGACTTTGCGGAGTTTATAAACGAAGAAAACTCCGGTGGCAACCTTGAGTTTTTAGCAACAACCGCACGAATGTTTGGAAATGAGGTTGTAGACAGCGTTATAAGTGAATACGATTATTCACCCGAAATTTACAAATAAAAAAGTAAATGCAGTCAAAAGCGGCTTGAAATATAGCTGCTTTTTTTAATACAATCATATTTTATAATAATACAGAAAATTGAGTAACGGATAGGGTATATGTCATTACTCAAAAATCTGTATAAATCTAGTCTAGTTTCTGTGTAATTTTACAAACACGAACTCGAATTTCTGTATATTTTTAAAAACAGTATTTTTGTATTGCATTTTTAACAAGTAAATAGTGATACATACTATTTTATTTTGTGCAGTTATCACAAATATTATGCTATAATTATACAGATTTTTGAGTTTGTGTGATGGGGTATCCATACCCCATGCAAGCATCTGTTTTCTGTTACTGTTTTTAAAAAAACTTTATACTGAGTTATATTAAATAAAAGACAATAAAGTACATTTAACATAAATATATATTTATATATAGCCAATACAGTATATTATAAATATATATACTACACTATACACATATAAAGCCAGTATGTAGATTATATATATAAAACAAAAAAATATATTTAGGGTATTGACAGCATATAAATTTAAGTGTATAGTAAACGCATAAAATTTAATAACTTAGCTGTCTAGCACTTGTAAGAGATATATAAACACATGTATAGAGTGTGTATAAATATATATCTTTGCAGGTGCTTTTTTTATTTAATAACAATACTGGAGGTGAAAAGATGGTAAAGGATGTAGAGCAAAACATAGATGTATTTGAAAATGATGTAGATAAATATTTACAGCTTTTTCTTGAAGAGCAAGGCATAGAAGACATGAGAAGCGAACCGCAAAACGTGTGGAGTTCTGCATTGATGTACATTCAAAAGCATGTATTTAAAAATAATAAAATGTTAAAAATGACTACACCACCAGAGGGTTATATAAATAACAACTATGACAACGAGCATAGCAATCTTAATAAGAGTAACTGCAATGCATATGACTTAGAGAAAGTAAAACGTATATGCGATATATATATATATGAGTGTATGCTATATGATAAAATACCTACCCAACAAGGACTTATATATATGACAGGAATTACAATAGATACTATATGCAGGTGGAAGAAAGATACTAGTGTACTAAGTAAAGCGGGTTCAGAGTTTTTGCAAAATCTTTATGATAGTGAGGAAGAGGCTTTGATGTCTAAAGCGCTTTCGCTCAGGAATCCGACCGGAGCATTGGCTGCACTCAATCACAAAAAGGGTTGGCGAGAAGATGGCAAGCTTCATGTACAGCAAGTCGAACAAAAGACAGCCGACCAGCTTCCAAGGCTTGACACAATACCCCAAGATGTAGCGGTTATTGAGGATAAAAACCACTAGATATTGTGCAAATTTTGATAAACTTTAAGATAAACAATAGTTTATCAAAGAGTTAAAAAAAGCGGGATGTCGTCACCAACGGCAGGGGGTCCCCCTCTGACAGAGCTGAAAAATTCGCCCCACTTAGTCCCTCAAATATTCTCAAAAAACAAAAATGGCGAAAAGGAGATTTATATGTTAAGTACGATAGCGCTATTATATTTAATTTTTATAATCGGTTGTCCTGTATGGATAAAAGCCTTAGTTATTACAGAGCTTGCTTGGAAAGCATATGAAATTTTATGTTGGATATACAATGCTGGTAAAGAATCAAAGAGGTAGCATATGAAAGAATATACGGTAAAAGATTTATTTACAGTAATGAAAAGAGATGTACCGGTAAAACATATCGTGAGAAACATTTACTTGATACACAATCACATAGTTGATTGGAACTTTGACAAAACCGGTTCAGCGCCTACCGTGACATATATTTTGACTAAAGGCTGGCATTTAGCAAGATTGATTTGAGGAGTAGTTGAATGGTAGTAGAAATTATCAGAAAATTGTTTTGCAGACATGAGTGGAAACTTAAGCATAAACTTGCAATTTATGAAGATGAGGACAAATTACCTATAGGCTATAAAGATGTTTATGTCTGTGAAAAGTGTTTGCGAAAGCATTTTATAAAATATTAAAGCAAAAGGAGAACAAAAATGACTGGCAATGAGTATCAAAAGTTTGCAAACAGAACTTGCAGTATTACAGAAAACAAAACGGATATGCTGCATCATGCAGTATTCGGTTTAACATCTGAGGCAGGAGAAGTAGCCGGGATGTTACAAAAGGAATATCAGGGGCACGAATTTGATATAGACCATTTCAAGAAAGAATTAGGAGATTGTACATGGATGATTGCGGAAGCGTGTACTGCGGTCGGAATAACTCTTGACGATGTATTTAACACGAATATCAAGAAATTAAAGAAACGCTATCCTGATGGTTTTACAACAGAAAATTCACTGCATAGGGCAGAAAATGATATATAAGAGTGAGGTGAAGAGATATGGCAATTAGAGCACCAACAATTTAAAGTGAAACATTTTTTGAAACTTGTTTAACAATTATTTTTTTTCATATCTTTGTATCTTCTGAGAAATATTACATATCACACACCGCAAGGCGATAACAGTCTTGCGGAATAATGGGGCATCGCCAAGAGGTTAAGGCATAGCACTTTGACTGCTACATCATGGGTTCAAATTCCATTGCCCCAGTTTGGCAAGATGCCATCTTTGTTTTTCTTCTTGCAAAATTGCGGAGAAAAACTCCTTTCCCACACTAGCGGAATGCTGATTAAAGAGTCATCGCACGGCTCGGTGTGGTTGTTCGGGTGTCTATCCCACGATGCCCGAACTTACATACTTTTTCCGTACTGGACTAATGTAGTTCCATTACAACTTTCACACCCACCCATAACACACAGGTGCTTGCATACCATCTTAAAAGCCTATACAGAGGTGTATGCAACTTTGGCATATAGCTCAGTGGTAGAGCAACAGATTGTTAATCTGTGGGTCGTAGGTTCGATACCTACTATGCCAGTTATGTCAACACTTGTGCAGAAACCAATGTCGGCAATGGAAGAACAGAAACTAGCTGTTGACATTATCAATTTGCTCTCGACAAACGTCATTAGGGACGGTTCGAGAACGGTATAACAAAGTCCGTATGAATTATACAAATATAGCAACAAAAATAATTCAATCCGTAAGTAGATGCTATGAACTTACGGTTTCGGATAGTAGCTTAATGGCAGAGCTTCCTCGGAGCCGAAAGTGTAAGAATAAGGATGGTGCACACGAATTATTCTGAGAAAAAGCAGAGTGGCAGAGGTTCGATTCCTCTCTATCCGGTTTATTTGGTCAGTGATATGCTGTTGGCTTAACTGGTGGTCTATGTCATGGCTGAATGCAATACACGCCCACGCAAAAATACTAGTTACGACGCGGGTGGTAGATAGTGACGGAATAGGTAAACGGAATTGTCGTAGAGAATTGGGTGCAATCGACAACTTAGCTACCCAGGTTGCGCACTCCTGTGTGGTGCAAATCCACACCTATCTACTTATCCTCAAAACTATCGAGGATAGCTGATAAACAGGCTTTTTAAAGTTCTTCCTGACAATATGAAGAAGAGTAGACAGATGGTGTTTTATCCGGTTCGATTCCGGACTACTCTTTAATAATTTAAGTGAGAGGTAAGAAAGATGGATAATTTGGAACAACACAAAACACTTTTACAACAGATACATGATACATATGTCAAGAAAAATCATGATTATGGCGATAGCTTTAGTCGTTCATTTAAGAAATATGGATTAGTAGCGGCTATGGTTCGCATGGAAGATAAATGGAACAGACTTGATAATATGGCAACAGGAGCAGAACGGAAAGTTGCTGACGGAATAGGAGTTTTGAAATGAGCGTGGCAGATGTAATTAAATCAATAGAGTGTGGAGCGTTTAGAGAGATTGCTTTAAGGGGTGATAATTGATGGAATTTCAGTACAGAAAAATGGTACAGGAGATATTTGACGAAGCATTAGAATGGATTGATAATGTGAATAATGCTTATGCAAATAAAAAATGCAACTTGACTTCCTGCCGATACAATGCGGATGGCAAGTGTACAAACGAAGAAAAGAGAGAAGAATGTGTCGAAATTTCAAGAAAGGTGTTATGCATAAAATGAAAAAAACAAGAAGTAAAATAATCATTAAAACAAGAGCTGGCGGTTACACAAAGATTTATGCCAATGGGAAATGGCAGAAGAAAGTATGTGTCATTGATTATCATGCAGAATGTAGTAACAAAGATGGCATAAAGGTTACTTGCGAATTTGATAGACTGAAAACCGATAAAAATGGTTCAGCTATCTACGATGAAGCTAAAAAAGATTTTGCAAAAGAACACATAGTTGCAAGGATTTAAGGAGCAAAGTTATGAAAATATCAGAAATGAATAACTGCATTGAAGAAATGCGTAAATGTTACAAGTTTGATGATAATAAAACGGAAATAAGACTTGGCAATATACCAAGTGGTGACTATGACAGGTATGTAACTGTCGGCACAAGGGACGAAAACGGAACACGAATTGAAATGACAAGATATGCGGATAAACTGGATGAGGAGCGAGATTATGAAACACCAAGTAATTGAGGGAACCGAAAAAGAAATAATAAGGCTTCAAGAGGAATTAGGTAAAGCCAAATTAGGAAGAGAAGTATTGTCAAACGAGTTACTTATTTACGATGATACGATGAAAATAGATATTCTTGGAATAGAATACAGAATTGAAATCCACAAAGTATCAGAGGACAGTTACATGGAGAAAAAAGGTCTTGCAGGCTATTGTGAAGAAGAAAACAAGTTGATTGTAGTTGCCGATATGTCCGAAGAAAAATATTTTGTAGGCATGGACGAAAAAGCTCAGGAAACATATCGCAAAAAGACCTTAAGACATGAAATTATGCACGCTTTTCTTAATGAGAGCGGGCTGTCTGATAGTTCAAATCGGTTTGATGGTGCATGGGCAAAGAATGAGGAAATGGTTGACTGGTTTGCAATTCAAGCCCCAAAAATATTTTTTACGTTCAAGAAAATGAATATTTTGTAAACATGTATTACCGGCTACAGATTGATTGTAGTCGCTACCCTAAAACAGTTATAGGCAGAGGTCTATAAGCACCTTTGCTAGAAAGCGAGGTGCTTCTTTTTTGGCATCTAAATATCTTAAAGAAACAGTTCAAAGTTATGAAAATTACATAGAGAAAAATGGAATAGATGAAAGTGTTATTGATGCATACATAGAAGCGGCAGGAGTGGCAATAAATACAGAAAAGGATATTCAGTATGGATTGCAACTTACAAAGCGTTCTAAGGACTTTGTAGAGCGTTTTTGCATGAAAAAAACAGGCGGCACAATATGGAAATTGGAAAAGTATGCGTTTGAGAATAAAGTTGAGTATGATTTAATTGATAAATATTATAAACCAACATTATATGAAGCTCAAAACAAAATTGTAGACAGTTATTTTCAGTACATAGAGAGAAAAAGAGAGCCTAAAGACAGATTTTATATGCCACGAAGAAAGCAATTAGTAAAAATTGGGCTTATTGAGGCATTGCAAGGCATGATAGATGATAAATATGACATTTTATGTGTTAGCTTAGTGCCGGGTGCTGGGAAAAGTACGGTTGAAAAGTTTTTTCATTCGGGCATAGCTGGTTGGTTTCCAAAAGATTATAGTTTGTTTTATTCTCATAGCGGTGATATTACACGAATGTATTATGATGGCGTTTACGACATTGTGACAAATGACGAGGAATATGCATGGCATGAAATATTTCCAAAACTTTCAGTAACAAGCACAAATGCAAAGATGGAACAGTTTAACATAGGGAAATATAAACCATTTCCAAGCGTGCAATGCGCATCTGTAGGAAGTAAAAATGCCGGTAAAGTTCGTGCAAGTAAATTTTTACTTGTAGATGATATGATAGGCGGCATCGAGGAAGCCTTAAATCCGGTTATTCTTGATAAACTATGGAATAAGTATGCAGTAGACGCAAGACAGCGTAAGACACAAAACACGGACGGAAAGCCGTGTAAGGAGATACACATTGCTACTAGGTGGTCGGTACATGATGTTATTGGCAGAATACAAAATATGTATGAGGAAAATCCGAGGGTTAAAGTGATTGCAGTACCGGATGTTGACCCGATTACAGGAGAGAGCAACTTTAATTATGAATATGGAGGCTTTACAAAAGAGTTCTTTGCAGACCAACAACTTTTGATGGATGAAATCTCTTATAGATGTTTGTATAAGCAAGAACCTATTGAGCGTGAGGGATTATTGTTTCCTGATGATAAAATACGCAGATACCTTAATTTGCCACACGGAGAACCGGAGATTATTACAGGACAGTGCGATACAAAAGGTAAAGGTACAGACTATTTTGTATTGCCAGTGCTTCAAAAATATGGTGATGATTATTATTGCGTTGATTGCGTGTGTGACAATACGGCAGATTATGAAGCACAATACAGAAACGCAGCGGGTGTACTTGTAAATAATAAAGTACAGGAATGCGAATTTGAGCGTAATGCCGGTGGAGACAGAGTTGCAATGGAAGTTAATAAGCGTGTTGAGAGTGTCGGATGGATATGTAACATCACTGACACCCCAACGGAAACAAATAAGGAAGCAAGAATATTTCAGTGTTCCAACTGGATATTACAACACATTATTTTTAAAGACCCATCGCTTTACAAGCCAAACGAACCATACGGAGTAATGATGTCGCTTTTAAAACAATATTCAGTATCAGGAAAGAAACAGTTAGATGATGTACCAGATGTTTTTTCAAACTTTGCGTTAAGAATGACAAAAGGAAATAGAATAAAAAAGACAGTAATTATGTCAAGCCCGATATAACAGGAGGATTTTTATGATAACAAAGGAAGTTTTATCGCAGTATTCAGACTTGCAGGAAGAAGTAAAAGAAGTAAGGCTAAAGATAGAACGGCTTGAAAAGGATATAAGCAAAATTGAAGCTGGAGAAATGGTTATAGATTCTGTTAGCGGCGGCAATGGCGGCAAACAGCATTTTAAGATTGAGGGCATACCATTTCCAGAGTACAGTAGAAAGAAAACACTTCTTTATGCTAGAAAAGCCGCATTACAGTTACTTGAAGATGATTTGTTGGAAAAAACCAATGAGGTTGAACAGTTTATTACAAGCATTGATGATAGCAGGATGAGAAGAATTATCAATCTTAGATTCTTAGAGAATAAGACTTGGATTCAAATAGCGCACATTATCGGGGGTAATTCTGAAAGCAGTGTAAAAATGGCTTTTCAAAGATTTATTAAAAAAAATTAAAAGTTGTTACGATTGTGACGAAAAAATCTTGTATTATTATATTGAGCAAAAGCAAACTTCATAAACATAAAACAATCTTTTATCAGAAAAGCGCCGTTACTTAATTGTGGCGGTGTTTTTTGTTATGCGATGAGGTGAAAATATGAATTTTTATATGAATAAAGATAAATCAATCATGTGTCCGAACTGCCGTAAGTTCTTAACTAAGGCAGACAGCAAAGACCCACGGACACATAAGTTAGCGTGTAAACATTGCCACAAATGGATTTGGTATGTGCCTAACGATAATAGTAATTTTCAAATTAAGGAAATACCGGATAGCAGAACTTCAAGCAGTATGAGATTTTATTAGAGGTGTAGATAATGCAGACAGGAAGAATTGTTATTTATACAGGTGCAAAAGAAATAACATCTGACAACATAATACCAATTTTGCGTGAAGCAATTTTGGAACATGATATTAATTCCAACAGAATACAGTTTCTTCTTGATTATGATGCAGGAATACAACCAATAGTTAGGAAGAATCCAAAGACTTACAGACCAGATATCGATTGTTCATGTTGCGATAATGTGGCAAATGAAGCTACGGAGTTTGCACTCGGGTTCAAGTGGGGAAACCCTATAACACTGGTACAAAATGGTGATAACGAAGACCCTAACCTCACAAAAGCTATAGCGGAATTAAACAGTTGCTACGAATCGCAGAACGCAAGACAGAAGCAACAGGAACTTGCAAGATATGTTGAAATCGGCGGTGTTGGATATGTCCTTATTGATGTGAATACAGAATATGAGGATGGGGAAAGCTATTTTACATATAATGTATTAGACCCAAGAACAACATTTGTTGTAAGGTCAACAGCTTATAGTGATAAGAGGGTTATTCTTGCAGGTACTTACATCAAAGACAAACATAGCGGTACAAGATACTACACTTGTTTTACCAAAGATACGCGGTATGAAATTACTGACGGAATAAAAATCACTAACGGAAAAAGTAAAGGCGAAACAAAATGGGGGTTTTTAGAGAGAAGTGGAGAAGAAAACCCACTGCATAAAATTCCTATCATTGAATACACAAGGTCATTCGACAGAATGGGGTGTTTTGAACGGCAAATATCTGAAATGGATAATTTAAACCTACTCATTTCAGACTTTACAAATGATGTCGAACAAAATACACAGGCAGTGTGGCATACAAATGATGTTGATTTCCCAGTTGAACAGGAAACAACAGTTGATAAAGATGGAACTCAACGCATTATTGAAAAAGTAAGGAAACCAAAATCTGGAGAATGGATGCAGACCTATACATCAGCAGATGGCAAAACTCCAATAGTTGAGCCACTTGCAATCAATTATGATTACACAGGTATGCTTAACAATATCCAATCAAGGCGACAGATAATCTTGCAGAAATGCAATGTGCCACAACGAAATGATAATAGCGGTGGCAGCACAGGAGTTGCAATGTCGGACGCAACGGGCTGGTCACAGGCTGAAACAGCGGCGGCAAAACAGCAATTAATTACAGATGGCTGCAAAATGGAAGAGATAAAA